GCCTTTTATTTGGTCGGTCCCTGTTTCGTGTTCAAAATATGTTGTGCAACCATCCGTGTTACCAACTACATCATAAGAGTCATTGCTGTCTGCATCATATTCTGTAGCATGAGGTAAACCAAATATAGAAGAATCTTTCCATGTGCCTCTGGATAAAGTTCCTGTAGTCCACACTGGTCTTTGTGGACTTGAGTCAAAATAATTATAAGTCACACATCTATCAATAACTGTTGAACCTGACGAACAATAGAACCAAGTTATTTCCCCAAACAAATTATTTAATCCAACGTTTATTAATTGTGATGCTGTAGTATTTAAATTAGTAAAAACAAAATCCTCTACTAAACAAACCATAGATTCTAAACTACCTGCATATTTAAAGAAACCATTTTCTGAAAACCAATAAGCAGCACCATCAACTTCAATTGCAGCATTCTGTCCAATTAATCCACAGTTAGTTCCAACTTGTGCAAATGCAAAGGTAAATGGAGAGCCAACAAAACGCATTGTAAATAACGATGTGTCTGACCATATATAAATTGCATCTCTACCTCTAGTGGCTCCTACAATTTTAGACCCGTCAGATAATCTTTGTGTTCCAGCTGTATTGTTTGCTGTAGGTGTGTATGTGTTTATATTCTCTTGATCAGAGAATCTTATAAACATTTCATCCTGTGTTGTTGGATCACCAATAGTTGTTTCTGTTCCAAAAAAAACTAAGTGTCTATCGGGTGTTGATACAATCATATCACGTGACGCTGTTGGTGCACCAGATATAATAGTTGCTCTTGTTGCTGTAGCATTTGATGCATCAGCATTCCACTCAAAAACTTGTGCGTTGTGTATCAGCGCTACTACCGTTTTACCAAAAGCATCAATACTCCAAAGACCTGGGTCAAGAACTAAGTCACCTGATGCAGCTTCACCCCATGCAACGTAGTCTGATGAATTTGTTACTGTCGCTCCATTAGAGTGCGCAGATCTTGTAGAGTTTCTAACAGCTCTTGTAATTCCTGTTAAATCATTTCCGGAAACACCTGTATAAGATATTTCTTCATTACCAACTTGTATAAAGTTTGTACCCGATGTTGGAAAATTAGCAGTGCTGGTTAAGGTAATTGATGTCCCTGATCCACCTGTTCCTGCTGTGTCGTCTAACAATGCACCATTTAAAGTAGTTGTAACAGCCCCTGCTGTTTGACCACCCCAAGAACCTAATCCCCAACCAAAACCTGGTAATTGTTCTGCAGGTCCAACAGAATAATAAGCTTGTGATCTTATTCCTCCAGAGGTTGTAGCTCCTGAACCAGTTTCATTTGAAGGCATTGTTATAGTTAACGTCGTACTAGATGGCGCCGATGTAACCATAAATTTTTTGTCATTAAAATCTGATGCTGTAAAATTAGAATTAGTAATTGTAGAAAAATTATCAAACAGCACAATATCGTTTGCATTTAATCCATGAGGACTAGCATAAGTAACTGTTACAACAGCTGATCCGTTAGTAGTGGTAAAGGCATTAGTTAAAGTTGCGGTTGCTCTTATAGGGTGTATATCGTAAAATACACCACCTGTATAAGCATACAGAATTCTGTTTGTACCTATAATTGAGTATTTAATACCGTCTTTATTGACCAAATGAAATAAAGCTCTAGCTGCTCCAGTTAATTTATTATCACCTAGTTGCTTCCAACCACCTATTTTTTCAGGTGTGCCATATCTAAATCTAACATTGTCACCACCAACCCATTGTCCTTCAGCTGTAGTTTCTGTAATTTGTTTGTTAAAACCTGGTTGAAACCCTATTTTTTGTAGCATATAACCTCATTATATATTAAAAGGCCCAGCTTACAAATGAGTAACGGGTGCCTTTTGTCGTTTCTCTAACTTCATGTGGGTACATAAAATTAGAGGGAAACAGTAGTATATCACCCGTTTTTAACTTAATTTTCTCTCCTCTGCAATAGAATTCAGAGCCCTCATAGTCTTCGTTTAGGTTGGCTACAATAGATACTATAGGCACTCCTTTTATATGGCCATCAAATACACTGTGTATATGATCATAATGTTCTCTCATCATAGTACCAACTTGATACCTATTAAATCTTATTAAACTAAAGCTACTGAGCCATGGTGCTGAAGTCTTTTCTCCTGGTGTGCTGTGTTTTTCTTGATATTCATTTAATGCTTTAACAACATAAGGTTTTACCATTTCTTGTTGTTCTTTAGTGCAACTCATTACATCTAATTCTTTTGTATCTTCAGAGTAATATGTGCCTTTAGAATAATCATTCCATCTATGTTTTTCCCAAACTCTAGTATTGCATTCTCTTATCAATGTTTCACATACTTCTTTTGGTATATGATTCTCCACATATATGTAACTTTTTACATCTGTCATTATGGTAAATAAACTATGTTTAAAACTATTCTTCTAGGAGCATTGGTACATGTAGTCCCTGTGTGTAATATATTTGATGGAATAGTGACCAAAGTGTTTTCTGTACTGACACATTTTTCTTCTTCTGTTCTAAAGTAACCATCATTTGTATTTATAAAAAAAGTACTAGACATAAATCTTTTATCATCAAAATCATTATGCAAACCTGTCTCTATTATTTTTTCACTTTTAAAATTTAAATTAGCTTTTACTCTTACTAAACAAGTCGGTTTTAATTTATCAAATAAAGGCATTAAAGGATCAAAATTTCCTGTTTTTAAATGTTCTCTAAAAAATGTATGTGTAAACTGCGGCACCCAAGGTGCGTCTTTGGTTGTGGACCAGTGGTTCCAAAACCAATTGAGTGTTTCTGATTCTAAATAATCTTTTAATACTTTAAAATCTTTTTTATTTAAATAGTTGTGATGTACAATCATAGAAGTTGATTAGTAAAATTCATATTTATATTGACTCTAATATTAGTATCAGTTTGTGAAACACTACAATGCTTCATACTTCCATCAAATATTGCTAATCTGTTTTCTATAGACTCAACTTTTTGTCCATCTTCAAATAAAGTATATCCATTATTTGTATTTACAGAATAAATACCAACCGTATGAGGAATGTTATTCATATCTGTGTGCATAGCTGTAGGAATAGTTTTATGTTTTTTTGTATAAAGATTTACTTTTATTCTATCTAAGTAGTTAAATTTCATTCTACCTAACAATGGCATTGCAACTCTGTTAAAATAGTCACTTGTTTGTTTGCCTTCGTAATATAAAATGTGACAAAAAAGAAAATCAGAATCATCCCCTGGGTATCCTGTATCTTTTACATAATACTGAGGAAATTGATTAGAAGTAAGTAAGTTTTTTAAATCATTAAATACTTTACTATCTTCAATAAAGTTATCAATAATCTTAATCTTCATCAATCTTAATTGAATTTTCTTTTAACTTTAATCTTAATTTTGCATGTTTACTTAATAAATCATCAATAACTTCTCTTAATGACTGCATTACAATTTCTTGTTTTTCAATAGTTTCTTTAAAGTTTTTGTTTAATAAAGTTTCACTCTTTAAAACTCCTTTAGTAGTTAATAACTCTTGTTCTAGTATTTCTATTTTTTCATCTTTGGTTGGTGGCTGTTTCATATAATTAACTCCGTTGATGTTTCTTTACTTCCAATACTACCTTTTATAAAAGTATTAAAAGACAGACTTATTCTAGTTTTGTTTCCTGTAACATACGGCACAGAATGTCTTAAAGTAGATGGAAATAAAATTATTGTTGTATTTTTTACAGGTATGTTCCAAATGCTTGAATTAAATGTAGTAAATTCTTTAAAAGGTAAACTTAGAGGAAAAATGTCTGGTGCATGAAATTGTATACAATCGTCTTGATTAGTTTGAAAATAAATTACTCCTGATAAAAAAGAATTTGGATGAGTATGTTCATGATGAAAAGATTTTGGTTCTGTATAATTAATCCAAGATTGTGTAATTATTGGATCAAAAGTTTTTTGTGATTTTAAAACTTCGAAAATATAATTTTTAAGATGGTCTTCACACAATAATTTTAAATC